TGCTTGGGTCGTGTACATCCAATTGGCTTTGTTGACGCGCGATGTTAGCACGGCAACGGAGCCCTCCTCCCAGACTGGGATACGCGCAAGTGGGGTAAGCGCTTGCACGCCTGCTAAGTTCGTTGGTAGGTCATCAGGGTCGAAATCGAGCCCTATATAAACCGCACCTGCCGTGGTAGTACCAACGGCCGTGGCATATCTCAGCGTAGCACGCTTCAATCTCCACAACTCGAACATAGCACCGAACTGGTCAAGCCTGGCCAGCCCTGAACCGCCTGGTGAAAACGTGAAGTTTGTCAACCCGGCACTAACAACACCCCATAACTCTCGATCTCGATAGAGCATGGTGCCGTTCGCATACGACCCCTTCTGCACAGAGTGCATATTGGTCGTTCCTTGTCCCCGTGTTCCGGGGGTGCGTCGAGGGCGATTGCCCTTTCCACCCGGCATGTTAAACACGCCCACCCATGTCCCAGGGTTGGGGACACTTATTCAGTGTCAAAGAACGGAGGTAGCTTGAAGCATTCCCCATTCTTGAGTTCGGCTTTTAGCTGTTCGACCCACGCAGTATCATCGGCGGACCGATAATACGCTTCCAACTGGAGTTGTTCAGCTGGTAATATATCGAATGCTATTGCAAAGCTCACGCGAGCTCGCTCAGTAATTGGTAAGGTAAAACCATGAGCCTCAAGCTTAGTTTTGTAGTCCAGTTCCCTGTCCACCAAAACGGCTGCGCCCTTAGCATGCCTCTTCAAATACTTAGCAAATTCATACAGCACGGGTACACCATCGTTACAGTTGAGTTCACAATCAGCAATTGCCGTAATGTAACGTTCAACAGTCGTTGGTACTAACTTGCGTACTGTGTATAGTGACCGACTCAAAACCCTTTCGGGTGCGCGTACTAGGCGCCATGTGTCATCTCCAACGGCAACAACCTTTGACTGGCAAAAGCTCACCGTCTGAATGTCATCAGAAACTTCCTCCACTTTTGTGGTCATACCCAACAACTTACACTGTTCGACGAGATCGCCGAGTTCATGCAAGCGTGATTTTGATAAAGCGATGATCGAATCATCGCCGTCCAGTATATAATCGTAGTCAACCTGGTAATCACCAAGTTTTCCACAAATGGTACCCAATATTGCATTATTGATTAAGTTGTTTCCCAACGAAGTGTTGAATTCACCACTCATTCGACCGCCCTCACTGGTGTATTTAACACCCGAGGACGACATGCACTTATTGTAACACTGGACTCTAAGAAGCTCCCTCAAGTCAGGGTCGGGGTTAAGCCAGGAATAAAACCTATGCTCAGC